AGCAGCAATAGCATCAGCATAAGTAGCAGCATCATCATAAGCAACATAAGCAGCAGCAGCAGCAGCAGCCCTACGCTTTTGCTCCATGTCTTGCTTTATTTCTTCCAAACTAGGCTTACTCATCGTTCTTCTCCAGTATCTCGCTTACTTCGCTCATTTCTTTATTCCTCTATAGGGCTGAATGGGTGGCTAGGAGTCTATCTCCATTAATTCCGCAGGGCTTTTCGGCTCTGGCGGCGCGACATAGCCATGTTTTGCGGCATAGGCTAATGCGCTATCTCTAGCAGATTGCCGAATTGTTTTTACTGTCTCTAGCAACTTCTGGTCATCAATTTCATGCCATCTAAACAACATATCTAATTCATCTTCCATTCTCACTCTCCATATAATCAGTAATGTGATGGTCTAGGGCTTATGCTTGTCCAAGAACACACCATAAGTATAAAGCCACGCCAAACGATGGGCTTTATATTCTGTACCACAAACAATAATCCGGGTATACCCGTGACTGCTAGAACATCCGGCTAAACACCCGACTTGAGCGCGGCTACCGACAGCTTTCAACCACGTAAAATCTCCCGTCTCCGGGGCGTAGTGCAGAACTTCTTTTAGCTTGGTTTGTGTAAGCATAGTCTTAGCTCAGTGTACTGCCGCCAGCGGCGGGGATGGTAGTTGCGTAAATTCTTGTATTCTGGCGCAAATTTAATGTTTCCCCGCAGTCTGCACAAGTATCGGCAGTTAGCTCCGCTTCGTCAAGATCGTATCCGCAACTACCGCATACCACTTCAACTTCGTGCTTTGGGTCAATGCTATCGCCGTTATTTGCGGCTTCGTTTATTGTTTTCATGCTGCTATATCCGTCCACGTAGGGGTTTGACTAATGGGGGCAATGTCTACCCAATTTGGGTCACCGCCCGGAACTATTTGACTCCAAACTAATACTGTTCCGACTTGGCCTGTGGCCTGTACGCCAACGGCGTTTACTATGGCAGAGCCTGTTTCTTCGGTCTCGCCTAATGCTGTAGTGCCTTGAACGCCTGTGACATCGACGTTCTGTTGCAGTAGAACCGTAATGTTGCCCAGTGTTGCTGTGGCTTGTAGACCACTCGCATTGAGGGACGAATCCCCTACTATTGCTACATTGCCCGCTGTACTTGTAGCCGAGACACCTGTAACTAAAACATTGGTGGTTGTTACGGGGCCTGCAACCCCTAAAGCCGTAGTACCTGCAACCCCAGTAACAGAGAAGATTGCGTTACCAACTACAGTTGCTGTGCCTACCTCACCAGTAGCTGCGTTACCAAGAGCGTTTATCGCTCCATCGGCGTTTACTGCAATGTTGCCCAGTGCCGCTGTGGCTTGTACACCGGTAACCGAGACTCCTGTGCCTTCTTGGACTGTAACCGAGCCTAGTTCGCCTGTGGCCTGTATGCCTAGAGACTGACCCCAAGAGCCTTGCCCCCAAGCACCGCGACCCCAACCGCCTAGCTCTACGGTAATGTCCCAACGAGTGTAACCAACTTCACCTGTGGCGCTAAGCCCTGTAACCGAAACACTTTGGCTAATTATAGCTTCAGCAGTCCCTAACGCCGTGGTTCCTGCAACCCCTGTGACTGCGACAACTGCGTTGCCTACTACGCCTACGGTTCCTAGTTCACCTGTAGCAACCGGCAGGGCATTACCTTCGCCCCACGAATCCGTCCCCCAAGTGCTGAATCCCCAACCGGAGAGTGGGACCGTAACGTCAGCCATTTACTAGGCAATCCGAATAATCGCGTTGCTCGCGTCAGCCGCAGGGAAGACAATAGTAAAATCTCCCGCAGTTGAGGTTTTATCCGAACCAAAATCTAGTACTGCTACCGCAGGATTAGTGCCACCGTTTGCCAAATAAATAAGCGCTCCACGAGCAGTAATAGTTGCGGTAGAGAACGTCAGGTCAGCAAAGTCTAAGAACGCCGTAGTGCCGCTCGAAGCAGGGTTTGCTGAGATAGTCAGCGTGCCGCCGCCTGCACTGTAGCCGGTGCCTGAGACTTCGTTTGTCGCTGAATACGCAGTAGTAGTCGCATCTAGCGTAGCTGACGACGTGTACAAGGCCAGTTTAAAGACCTGTGATGTGCCGCTGCTAAAGTCGAAAGTTCCGTCAAGAATATCGACTTTGAATGATGTTGCCATAGCCTGTGTAATAGCCATTTGTGTTTCCTCTTAAATTAACGCGGTTCTATTCTAAGTTGACCAGAGCGGTACATATCTTCCCGCATCTTTCCGTCGCCCAAGTTCTTCAATAACGCTATAGCGTCGATGTACATCTTTTGGTACAGGGCAACCATATCCGGTTCACCCTTAATAAAGCGTATTGCTTCGACCAAAGCCCCATTTAACAGCGCAGAATCAAACTCATCGCCAAGCCACGTAGTACCAGCAGTAACAATAGTCTGAGGGTAGTAGCCGTAATGTAACTCTACCTCGTAGGCTGCATCAGGTGTTGGGCCTATGATAAACGCAGTATCGTCAAAGATTCCGTAGTGTACGGGCGTACCTGTACTTGTTGGTCCGGGGTACGCCTCACGAATGAAGTTAACGTCTTTATTCAACAAGTACGTGTAGTTACCTTGAGCATCAATAACCGCCAAAGAAAACGTATACAAGAAATCTGTCGGGTATATCAGGTACTTATTACCTATACTTAAGTTACCCGTCTGGTTTCGACGTAACGCAGGAATCTGAACAGTGTTGTATATCTTTTGTTCAGCCTGTTGAGTAAACATAGCAAGTTGATCGTCCGTAAACGACTGCTCGCAAATGTCCTCAATGTTTGTCTTTAGCTCGGTGTAATTCACCTGCTACTCCTTAAGCCATTGGGCCTCGGGCCATAGTGCCCTTGGTGGCTGCACCTACGCCGCGAACTTTAACGCCACTAGTCTTCATGTCTTTAGGCGGTTGGTTGCACGTATCTACTTTGTACATTGTAGGCTCATTCGGAAACTCGATGACCTTGGGTACTTTTACGTTTGACCTAGCTTTATTTTTCATTCCTGTCTCCTAGCTTATGGTTACTGTAACTTGCCCTACAGCACCTACGGCTTCCAAATTGTCTGGTGTAAGTCCAAAAGGGTCGGTTAATCCTACCGGGTCCCACCCCCACTGAATGTCTCTGCTTGCTACTAATTCTGCTGAATCAGGTCTTGGGTTACGTATAGCTTGGGGGTCTTCAACTGGAAACTCCCCTAATCTGTTTTGTGGCTGATCTGGATTCCAACATTCAGGACAAGCCCTAATGTTAGTTTTATTTCCCTTAACAATCAGCTCTTTAAGTTCGCGTAGCTTGTACTGAAACCCACATACATCGCATATAGCAATTGCCTTTTGCCCAGACGCATACTTGTAGCTCATGTCTACCTCACGCCATGTATACGCGGCACTAAGCTAAGCGTTGCTTTCTCTCTATCTTCACCCGCTGCTAACTCAAACTGACGCTCATATTCGCCCTGTAGCATAGGTATTCTAGGCATCAGTTCTGGGTCTTTCTGCGCTATATAATACGCAAGCCCTGCAACGAGGCAGGGCAAGAAACGGAAATTAACGTCGGCAGTATTAACGCCTGTTCCTGAATCCTGTATTCGGCGCATACGCCAGTACTTAAGCACGTAGTAAGGCACACCTACCGGCCCTTGGTCCGGCACAGGCCACACAGTAACCGAGGGGTTAGCTTGCCCACGGTCCACATAAAGTTGTATAGGGCGGCCCTGAGAGAGCTTATTAGGGATACTTGAATAGGTAGAGACGCTGATACGCGTGATGTTTAGATCAGACTGAGTAGTTACGCTACCGTCGCCTGTGCGTACAACGTGCTCTAAAAGGTCTATTGTGTCGGCAGGCAGCGCGTATGTGGCTGTACCCGCTACGAGGTTTAGTGTGCCTTCCTCGATAGTCCACATGTTGATGCCACGGTTCTGCCACTCAATAGTCAACAAATTCATAGACCTACGAGCAGTTCGCAGATCATAACCAGAACGCATTTCTCTACCGGCACGCTCCCACGCTTCTTCCGC